AGCACTTCTAAACCTGCAATTTTACCTGCATCTTTAGTTGCCTGTCTTTGGCTATCGTTAAAGTAAGCAGGAACTGTGATAACTGCTTGAGTAACTGTTGTACCCAAATAGTCCTCTGCTGTCTTTTTCATCTTACGCAGGACTTCTGCGCTGATTTGTGGCGGCGCAAGTTTTTCGTTGTTAGCTTCAATCCATGCATCGCCATTATCAGCTTTGATAATTTTGTAAGGCATTAGATCAATATCTTTCTGCACTTCTTTTTCTTCAAATTTACGTCCAATAAGACGCTTACTTGCATAGATTGTGTTTTTGGGGTTTGTTACGGCTTGACGTTTTGCCGATGCACCTACAATAATTTCGTTATTTGCGTAGGCTACAATTGAGGGTGTAGTGCGGGCACCTTCGCTGTTTTCAATTACTTTGGCAATTCCGTTTTCTAAGATTGCTACACAGCTATTTGTTGTACCTAAATCGATACCAATAATTTTGCTCATAATGTTCTCCTTAATTAAGCAAGAAAATGTAAAGCCCTTACGGCGCTCTACATTTTTATTTATATTAAATATTCTCAGATTTGAAAATATTCGACCAAATCTTTAGTTTTTCACGTTTAGCTTCGGCTGCTTTGTCAATATTAGTCCAACTTACAATGTCTAATTCCTGCAGGATATCAATCATTGCCAGCATATCGCCTAATTCTTCTTCTAAGTGCTCGCGGTTAGTTTTGGGTTTTCCAGGTTTAACGTTATCAAGCCCAAACCGGCTAATTTTACTTACCGCTTGAATTACTTCGGCACATTCTTCTTGGAGAATATCCATTACTTCTTTAGTTTGTGAATCCATAATTATCTCTGGTTAGCAAACGGCGCTATTAATTTTCCGTTAAGACTACTGCTAGTTCTTAGTACTTTAAATATATTTTGCACACCGACTGCTTGATTCCAAGCATCTTCTAGCGCATGATGTTTTAGTACAGGAGGGCGCTCTGGGTTAATGCCAATATCAAACAAAGTACGTGTACAGCGAACTTCCCAGAATTTCCAAGGTACTGCTTTTTGTATTTTGTTAAAAATGTGTTCGCAAATTACCACATCAAAGGATGCCCCGTGACTCCACACCCGCTTGGCCCCCCAACAGAATTTATACAGCTGATGCATGGCATCAACAATGTCAACTCTATTGTCGGGATTGAATGCTTCGTCTTGTGCTTCTTTGCTTTGATTCGCCCACCAAGCAATTGTATCGTCATTGGTTACTAGTCCAATTCTGTCACAACTATCTAAGTCAACACGAACATAAAACTTTTCACAATTTGGTTCATTAACTTCGTCACCAAACGGATCAAATTTTACAGCACCAATTGTTAGAACAGCCGCATTGGGAGATGTGGCCAACGTTTCGAGATCAATCATAATATCAGTTTTCATACAAACATTATAACTGGAAATTACTTAAAAGTCAATATAATTTTGGTGGTAATTGTTCTTTTTGGAGTTTCTTATTGTAGCGATTCTTTGCCGCTGACTTTTTACGCTTACGTTCAGTAGTTGGTTTTTCGTAAAACTCTTTTGAGCGTAAAGTATCTAGAACTCCACTGTCTTCAACTTTGCGTTTGAAGCGTCTTAATGCTTGAGTAATATTTTCGTTTTCTTTTAAAACTACTGTTAACCCTCTTGGCTTATCCCTCATTTTCATCCTCTTCGTCATCTTCTTCGTCCGCAGTCAACTGCTCAGCAATCCAATCTAGATTATAGATACGATTCTTGCTGATTAGCCCAAAGGGAGTAACTTCATCTTTTGTTATATAATGTGAGTTTGGCAAACTCAACATGAATGTTACAAACTGTCTAGTAATTACATCACAATTGTCGACATCAATTATGATACAGTCGGCCTGCACAGCAATACTAAGCAACCAACCAATATCAGTTTCTTGATCGTCAAACATAAAGACATTTACTTCTTCAAAGTTTTTACTCAAGATAGCTTGGAACTGTTGTTTTACTGTTGTAGACGGTTTGACTAGTAAGTAGTTTATATTTGAATTGAATAACTTATCGGGCGGCGTGATAAGATTAATTTTGCCAAGATTCATTTATTACCTTTGTTGAATTTGTCTAATTCGTTGCCATAATGTTTGGCTACGAGTTTGCTCTTCGTTCTGTATATATCCTACAGACGGTCTTTGACTTGGATTTTCCCCTGGGGATCTTTGGTCATGTACCTGCTCTTTTTTTTTGAATCTTCTTCTAATGCTTTAACTGTTTCAGGATCACTATGATCAAAGTCAATCCACTGCTCGCCATTAAAAATAAAATCTCTTACATCACTATCGGAAAATTTTAATTTAATCCGTTGCCCTTTGAACGGATCTTTAGGATATTCAGTTACTTCTTCTATTAGTTTTTCTTCTTCAAATTGTTCTATAGTTAATTCAGGTAGAGTTTCAATTTGACCAGTTTCGAATTTTTCACGTTCTTCTTGTACTGCTTTGTCAGCTTCTTCAAGCATCTTGTTCCATAAGTCAAGATCGTTTGGAGTAGGTTCTTCAACCGTTGGCGATTCAGGTTTGTATACTTGCGGCCCCACTCTAAATTCCTCTGGTACTCGATCTACCCAAGGCTTGTATAAGTATGCATGAGTTTCTGGTGTTATTTTATACGAATCATCGTTAGATGGCGGCACAGGTATTGCTATTTCTTCTGGCGGCAACGGAGCGACTACATCGGGAACATTTAATGGAGTTTCTGTATGTGGCACAGTATTATGAATCAACTGTTCCTCTTCTTCCTTTCTCCAACCAAATGTCATCTGGGCGGCCAGCAACATAATAACTGCTAGTGGATCAAACACCACAACAATCATAATGATAACCCAAGTCACTGCCTTTTCTAATATGTTAGCATCCGGATTGTCTCCGTATATAAATGCCGCAATATATTTAATTGGACCTACTTCTGCTTCGACCTTACGAACTTCAGCGGCAATAGGTGCCCGTTCCTCATTAAGTTTGGCAATATTTTTTTGTTCTGCTGTAATCTCAGTTTGTAGGCGAACTCGTTCTCTTTGTTGCGACTGACGAATTGAAACAGCACGGTTAGCACCCCTCTCGTCAGTTGAACGTGCCATACTTTGATCCACAGCTTCGTCCATCTGTCTAAGTGCTTTACGATTAGCCTCAATGTTGTCTTTGCTTGTTTTAATCTTTTCATCGTAAACCGCAATCTTGCTTTGGACATCACCAGACACTAGACTTTGATCGGTATGTGCTTTTGATAAGAATCCAAAAATACCCATCGAAGTAATAACCATTAACACTATAACTGCTGTGATCATGTAATACTTCATGAATCGCGGAGCACGATCCCAATTGGCTTTGAGCCAACTGGCGCAGACTAACTTGGCTACTTCTAGACTGCCGCCCATTATATAAATTGGGATAGTGGCCGCGGCAAAGATAGCCGCCAAACCAATAACACTATAATAGATAGCAACTGCGGATATTAATAATCCGGTGAGTAAAAGTAACCAGGCTAAGATCATAATTTATTTACTTGAAAACAATCAGTGCTAGGAATGATGCCTGGATGAAAAATCCAAAACCAATAGTAACAATGTTTAAAAGATCTCGTTGAATAGTAGCTTTGCAAAATAGCAGGAACAGTCCTGCCCATGTAAACAAGACTAAGTCAACAGGTGGCATCTTTTCTGTCAGGCCAGTAAGAACTGCCGCCATTGTTGGCACTGTTGCAAGATGAAGTACAATTACTGCTAGCCATCCTAGTGTCTCAGCTGAGATGTTAGGTGCATGAGTTTTAACGCTTTCAACCCAATTGTTGAGATTAAGTGCGTCTTTTATTGATTGCGAAATGTTAGTAAATGTCAATTTGTTCTCCGTTACTTGTAAAAAATGTGCCGACCAATTTTTGCAACACGCTCACGTTTCCATCCTGGATTAATATAATCACCGTGGAAATATAATGCGTCTTTAACAGAAGGTAATCTAAAACCTTCCAATAAAACCTTTTTAGCCACTTCCATACTTTCTGTATAGACTGGCCCATTCATAGGCTTTTTAAGACTTGCCTGTTCACAATACCACGAGAACTGACATAATACCTTTTCGTAGACAACGTTCTTTTGGTATACTACTTTGCAAACATCGCTGGGAAATTGTCCACTTTCTACTCTGTTAAGAGTAACTTGCGCTACTGCAACTTTACCTTCAAACGGCTCACCGCCTGCTTCGTGGTAAATGTTTCTAGCAAGACAATCTAATTGTCTTTGTCTTAATTCTGCGGTAACTGGATTAGAATCCATTCTTGCAGTTTTAAGTTTATCTAATTTATAGTTTACTGCCATGTTGCCTGCAATTAATGCACAGGCTAATGCCAAAGCAAAAACTATTACTTTTATAATGCGTATCATCTGTTTCTCCTTTACGCTGGATAAGGGAATTGCCAGTTCCCTCTTACTAAAATGGCCTGCCATATCTCCTGTGTAGACAGATTCATTTAACTCATTTTTTGAGACTGTTTTATAATTAGTCCAAAAAGTACCTAGGTTTTCTACTAGTTTTATCTTGAACATATATTTATCAGTATTTTAACGCCGCATTCTTGAAATGTCAACAGCTTGTTCATCACTGAAAACCGGCACTGCGTTACTTTTATGCATGGTTGCAATGCCTTTGACTTTGGTTCCGGTATAAACAGGACTAGGCTTTAACAATGCGTTGCCACCAGTATTAACACTTTTAATATGGGCGGTAGTATTGCGACCTTCGGGTATAGTTAGGCTGTAAGAACCTTTGAGCGGAGCAGCCTCTAAGGCTCGCCGACGTTTTTTGTCCTCTACTTCAACAGCCCATTTCTTTTGTAGTTCTTTCCAAGATTCGTCCAATTCACGGGCCTTTCTAGCGTGTTCAGCTGAAGCGAACTTTTTCTTGCCTTTACGTTTACCTGTGGTGCTAAGCCACGGACCTTCTAAATGCATAGTCATAAAAAAATCCAAAATTGTTAATATAACTTACATTATACAACAAGTTTGGATTGATGTCAAGATAAATGAATTATTTTGCTGGTGCTTCTTTACGGGCGTTTTTAACTGCGGTAACATCGTTACGAGTTTCTTTACATAGTTTGGCTAACTCTTGTAGATGTTTACGAACACGAGTACCTGCGGCACCTACTTCTTTATCGTAAAACTTTTCAAAGTCGCCCTCCATGGCTTCTACGATTTTTGTGAATTCTGAATATTTATTTTGGGCCATTTGTTTCTCCTTTAGGCAAGTATAGAATACTTATGACAAGTATAATATCTTAAAATTATTTGTCTAGTTAATTGGCGAACACGTTTGGACTGCCAGAAGCAAGAGTTTCGCTCCCGTCGCCAACGCGGCCGATTGCAATACCGTTTGCAAATACGTTTGGGCTACCGGCGCTGAGAGGTACACTGTGTCTAGCTGAACAGTTCTTTCCTCCGTATGCATGATCGGTGTCAATATCGCCCACTCTTACAACACCAATACCGTTTATAATAACATTTCCTGAACCAGCTGCCATAGTAGTAGATCCGTCACAACCATGATTAGTTGATACACTGTCTCCAATTCTAGATATTGCTGGCATAAAATATTTATATCAGTTTAATTCCAGAAGTAGACTCTAGAAATTGTTTAGCAAATGTTTCGTCTGTTGCTTCTGCTACTGTTACAGTAACTTTAGAAATCTTAACTTCTTTATCTGGGTGTACTGTAAACAAGTATGGCATTAGTCCGGGGCCCTTGGCTCCCATGGCAATGACCATTGGTCTGCTTAATTTATAATAAGAATCTTTTTCTTCTGTTAGTTTAGCAACAAGCTCTTCTCCACTAGTTAGTTTTAGTGTAATAACTTCGCCTATTGAAACGCCTTTATCGATTAACATATTTTATCCTTGTAAGTGTGTTCTTAATTCTGTAAATCCACCGATTAATTGGTCATCCAAAAAAATCTGAGGAACTGTTCGTGCCGTTGGCACTGCTTCTAGAAGTTGTTCTTTGGTATAACCGTATCCAATCTTCTTTTCTTCAAACTCAATGCCTTTCATTTTGAGCAAGTTTTTAGCTTGATCGCAGAAAGGGCAGTGATCTTTACTCCATACTGTTGCTTTCATAGTGTTGGTAAATCCTCGTAATCAACGGCGTCACTCATAACACCGATAACATAATTAGTCGATTCGTTCTCTTGTAGTGCAGTTTGTTTCTTGCTAGTATCACTATGCTTGTTAAACCAAGGTATAGGTGTATTCCTTGGTGCAGGGTGCTGATACTTAACACCAATTTGTTTTAGTGCCTCTGCGGCAGTATAATCAACAAAGTCTTTTAGGATGTTTGCGTTTAGTCCAATAACCGGTCCCATCTTAAACAAATAGTCAGCCCATTCTTTTTCTTCACGGATAACATCGGTATACATAGCATAAACTTCTTGTTCACATTCTTGTTTAGCTTTAACAAATCTAGGATCTTCTTTGACCACTTGATTGATCAGATAAGCAGTCCACCCTTTGTGTAGCAGTTCGTCTTGTAGAATTAAACTGATAATATTGCCATTGCCAATAAAAATCTTGTTCTCTACCATTGCTAGACTTGTGGCAAATGATACCATAAAGCGGAAAGCTTCTAATGCATAACTAGCGTTCAGTGCAAGCCAAATTGCTTTTATATGTGCTTCTTCATTTACTGACCCGTCTATTTCTTTCATACAGTTAATTCTATGCAAGTTATCATAGTACTTGCCCACACTACTTGCCATGTCTACAATTTCTTTAGTGTCGTGGATAGTGTTGAACACATCCTTGGGCACATTGTAAATATTGCGGATGATGTGACTGTAACTCTTGCTGTGAATGTTAGTTTCAAAGAAGCCCCAATTATACATCAATGCTTCTACTTCTGGAAGACTACACACAGGCGTGAATACTTGTGTTGGGCCGCGGCCTTGCAAGCTATCCAGTGCTGTTTGACGTAGTAGGTTGCTGGTAAAAATATGCTTGACTGCTTCACTGGCATCTTTAAAGTCATTTGAATCTTTAGTAAGGCTGATCTCTTCTGGTTGCCAAAAGAAGCCACGAGCGGTTGCATCATAGTCTGCAATCTTTTTATATTTTACTTCTTCAAATCGTTGAATGGTAACTGGGCCTTCTGGATCCAAAAACATT